GTGGAAAAAGGATATTTTTCAATAATTCACACAAGGGAGGGGTGGGGTATGGCTAAAAGTAAAAAAACAAATATCAAAGAAGATTTATTAGATCAGTTGGAAAGGAATGGAGTTTATGGTGGTCATTACCTAAACCTTATAGATGATTATATGGCCATGTATGATATTAAAAATAAGTTAATAAAAGATATAAAGACAAGAGGAGTTAATACAGAGTATAACAATGGTGGAGGGCAATCGGGATATAAAAGAAATGATTCAATTTCAGAGTTTAATAAGACCAATGCTCAGATGTTAAAAATATTAAATGAACTGGGGCTGAAAGCTACATCATTTGAAGGTGCTGATGAGGATGATGACGAAATGTAGACAGAAAAACTACCATCCATACATTGATAATTATATAGATGGCTGTAGAAATGGTTCTATTTTAGTGGATGAAGATATACTATTTGCTATGGATTATATAGAATATAAGTTAAATAATTCAGATGTATTTATAGATTCTGACAAGATATATAAAGCAGTAGAATTGATGGAAAAGTATTTTGAAATCAAAATGTTTGACTGGGAATTATTAGTTACAGCTTGCATTCATTGTTTTTATAAATCAATAGATACAGTAGTATTTAGTACTATCGTTATAATGATGGGTAGGGGAAATGGTAAGAATGGATTTATCTCTCCAATTGCCTGGTACTTAACAACACACTATCATGGAATCAAAGGATACAACATAGACATAGTAGCTAATGCCGAAGATCAAGCCAAAACATCATTTAATGATATATATGAAATGCTAGAAGAAAAATGGTCGAAGTTAAAGAAGTTTTTCTATAAATCAAAAGAGATAATAACAAATCTAAAAACAAAATCATATATTAAATTCAATACATCAAACTCTAAGACAAAAGACAGCAAAAGAACAGGCTGCTTAATATTTGATGAAGCACATGCGTATGAAAGTTATGACAATATAAAAGTATTTACCTCAGGCTTTGGAAAGAGAAAACATTCCAGAGCTTTTTATATTACCACAAATGGTAATGTAAGAGAGGGTGTACTAGATGATATATTAGCAATTTCTAAAGATATCTTAAACGGCACTATAAAAGATTTACCATGGTTGCCATTAATATATAGAATTACAAAAGAGGAAGAGGTATTAGATCCTAAGAATTGGCACAAGGCGAATCCATCACTTAAGTATTTAACATCACTAAAAGCGGAGATGGATAAGGCATTTATAGAGATGAAGTATCAACCAGCAATGGAAGAGGAGTTCTATACTAAACGAATGAATTACCCAAAAGGTAACAAGGATCTACAAGTTACAGAATGGGAAAACATAATAGCATCAAATAAATCTATACCAGACTTATCCTCATATACAGCAACAGTTGGTATTGACTATACAAAAGTTACAGACTTAGCATCTGTAAACTTTCACTTTAAAGATGGAGATAAAAGATTTGATATTTCTCACAGCTGGCTATGTTTACAATCAGCTGATTTATCAAAGCTAAAGATACCTTATAGACAGTGGGCAAAAGAAAGTTTACTAACTCTAGTTGATGATGTGGAGATAAGTCCAGATTTGATAACTGATTATATTGAACAAATGGCAGAAAAATATAACATTACTAAGTTAGCATTAGATAATTATAGGTATGCACTATTAGCTGAATCATTAAAGAGAATTGGATTTCATAAAGATTTTAACAATTTATATCTAGTTAGGCCATCTGACATTATGAAAATTGTTCCTGTTATTGAATCATGTTTTGCAAACCAATACTTTGTTTGGGGAGACAATCCACTTCTAAGATGGGCGACTAATAATACTAAACTAATTCGAGCAGGAAAGAAACAAGGAACAGATACAGGAAATTACTATTATGGAAAGATTGAAGGTAAGAGCAGAAAAACAGATCCTTTTATGGCTTTAGTCCATTCAATGATATTAGAGGATATTTTAGAAAACAGCAATTTAGAAACACCAGATGTAGAAGTCTACACATATTGAGGAGGTGAGAGAATGTGGGATTAATAACATGGATAGTTAATAGACTAGCAGGAGACCCAATCCCTACAGAAGTAGAAATAGAAGAGTTTTTTAATCTACAAGCAGAGTTAGTGGTAAGAAATTTAGCTTTTTATTCAGCAATAAATCTTATATCTAAATCAATAAGTAAATGTGAGTTTAAGACCTACTTTAAAAATGAGGAGGTAAAAAAAGAAGAATACTATATGTGGAATATAGAACCAAATAAGAACCAAAACTCAACCCAGTTTATAACTAAGCTAATTACTAAGCTGTATGAAAATAATGAATGCCTAGTAATAGAATCTAATGGTCAACTTTTAGTTGCAGATACTTTCTATAAAAAAGAATTTGCACTCTTTGAAAATCAGTTTACAAGTGTAATGGTCAATGGGTTTGAGTTTAACAAAACCTTTAGTATGAGTGAGGTTCTTTATTTCAAACTGAATAATGAGGATGTTAGAAAACTTATAAATGGGATGTATGAAAGTTATGGAAAATTAATTACCTATGCTCAAAAAAGCTATGAAAAATCTAGAGGCAATAGAGGAATATTAGATATAAACGGAACAGCTCAAGGAAATAAAAATTTTAATGAAACATTTGGAAAACTAATGAATCAGAAGTTTAAGACGTTCTTCGAATCTAATAATGCAGTATTACCATTGTTTGATGGTTATTCATACACAGATATAGGCTCTAAGACTTACAGTAATGAAGGGACTAGAGATATTAAAGCTATGGTTGATGATATATATGACTTTACCGGTAGAGCTATAGGAACCCCGCCAATCTTGTTAAAAGGGGAGGTATCAGGTAGCAAAGATGCGGTGGATAATTTATTGACATTTTGTATAGATCCTCTTGTAGATATGATGCAAGAAGAAATAAACAGAAAGCGATCAGGGTATTTAGGGTACTCAAAAGGCACCTTTATAAAAATAGATACAAAGACTATAAAACATATAGATCTATTAAGTGTATCAACATCAATTGATAAATTAATTTCTTCTGGAGCATTCTGTGTAAATGATATTAGAAAACTTGTAGGAGAAGAAATAATAGATGAGCCTTGGGCTTGGGAACATTATATGACTAAAAACTATGCAGCGATTGAAGAATTAATGAATTCACTTAAAGGTGGTGATGGTGAGTGAAAAAATGAACACTTGCACTAAAATAAATGGAGGTGAGAGAGTGAAAAGAATATGGGAAATAAAACAAGCTACAGAGCCGAACATATTAGATATGTATATTTATGGAGATGTTAAGGGTGATGGCTATGATTGGTGGATGGATGAAGTAATAGAAAGTGAAACATCAGCTAATCATTTTAGAAATGAACTAGCTAAATATCCACAAGCGACTAAGATTAACATTTATATCAATTCATATGGAGGCAGTGTCTTTGAGGGAACTGCAATTTATAGCCAATTAAAAAGACATTCAGCTGAGAAGATTGTATATGTAGATGGATTTGCTTGTAGTGTAGCATCAATTATTGCAATGGCAGGAGATAAAATCATAATGCCTAAAAACACTATGATGATGATACACAATGCCTGGAATATTGTATTAGGAAATTCAAAAGAATTAAGAAAAGCAGCAGATGATCTAGACACAATTATGAAAGGTAATAGACAAGCATACCTAGAAAAAGCTAATGGCAAAATAACAGAAGAAAAATTGATGGAGCTGTTAGAGAATGAAACTTGGTTAACTGCTGATCAGTGTTTTGAATATGGGTTATGCGATTCAATAGGTTCAGAAGAGGTTGATTTAACACAAGCTAATGAGATGCTTAAAAATGTAAATCAAACACTAGAGCAAAAACTCAACTTTAACAAGGTTATAGCTGCACAAATAAGAGAGATGGCAAAGCCTGTTGCAGTTGAACCAACAGAACCAGAAGAACCATCATCACCACCAGAACCAGAACCAGAACCAGAACAAAAAAGAAATAATGTATTAAATTTAATGTCCGCAATAGTAAAAAATAATAAAATTTAGGGGGTAAAGTAAATGAAGAATAAAGATCTATTAGCACAACAAAAGCAGGAGATAGTAGCAAGAATGAATGCAGCAATGAAAGATGGCAAAGAAGAGGAGTTCACTTTAGCTTTTGGTGAATTTACAGAAAACATTCAGACAACATTACTTGCTGAGGCAAAAGAGATAGTGGAATCAGTTGATACCAATATTTTAGCAGCAAGAGGGACTAGACAACTTACATCTGAGGAGAAAGACTATTATCAAAAAGTTATAGATGCTATGAAGTCATCTAATCCTAAGCAAGCTCTTACAGATTTAGATATAGTAATGCCTAAGACTGTGATAGAGGATGTATTCAGCGATTTAGTGTCTGCTCATCCATTACTAGATGCGATTGATTTCCAAAACGCAGGGGCTGTTACAGAGTGGTTATTGAACACTAATGAAAATCAACTAGCTACTTGGTCACCATTATGTGCTGAGATAGTAAAGGAAATTACATCAGGATTTAAGAAAATTGATTTGCAACAAAACAAGCTATCAGCATTCCTACCAGTGTGTAAAGCTATGTTAGATTTAGGACCAGCTTGGTTAGATAAGTATGTAAGAACTATATTGTCTGAAGCTTTATATTTAGGGTTAGAAGATGGAATTTTAAACGGTAAAGGTCAAACAATCAATCTACATGAGCCAATCGGTATGAGAAAAAATATGGCTGGTGCAGTAGATCCTGCTACTGGATATCCAGATAAGGCAAAAGTAACATTTAATTCATTTGATCCAATATCTTATGGAGTAGTACTTGGAGATTTAGCAACAACTGAAAATGGAAATGCAAGAATAGTTCAAAACGTTATTTTAGTTGTTAATCCTAAGGACTATTTGACTAAAGTAATGCCAGCAAGTACAGTTCAAAGAGCAGATGGAACTTATGCTAATGATGTATTCCCATTTCCAACAACTGTAATCCAATCTACACAAGTTGAAGTAAATGAGGCGATAATCGGGCTTGGTAAAAGATATATGATGGCAGCTGGGACAGGAAAATCAGGGAAGATTGAATACTCGGATGAATACAGATTCCTAGAAGATGAGAGAGTTTATTTAACTAAATTCTATGGACATGGCCAGCCTAAAGATAATAACGCATTTGCATTGTTAGATATTACTAATCTAGTACCAACTATTCAAAAAGTAACAGTTGAGGGAACAGTATCAACTCAAGAAGTGGTGTAATATATGAAAGTTAAAGTTATTAGATCATTTATTGATAAAAACACTCTAGCATCTATTGAGTTAGGTTGCAAATTAGAAATATCAAAAGAGAGGTTCCTCGAATTAACCGAGGGGCCTCGTGGTATTTTTGTTGAGGAAATAAAAAAAGAAGTAAAGAAAGATACTAAAAAGAAATCTACTAAGAAGTAGGTGATTAAATGACTTTACCAGAAGGATTGTTAACAGATGTTAAAAACTATCTTGATATTACTTGGACTGATTCAGATATTGACTCTAAACTTACAGGGATTATAACAAGAGGTACCAAGTATATAGATAGAATAGCAGGAGTAGAACAAGACTACACAGAAGAAAATAAACCGAGAGAATTATTATTTGATTATTGTAGATATGCTAGATCTAATGCACTGGATCAATTTAAAATTAATTATCTACATGAGATACTAGCCCTTCAGATGGATAAGGAGGTTGAACAGTATGAAATCGACAACCCAACCACTTAAAGATGGGATAGTTAAAATTTATGAAGTAAAAAACATTGCTGAGTCTGGAAACATGCCTAAAGATGGGTTAACTCTTAAAGCTTCTTTGAGATATGACGAAAGAACTGTAGGAGTTACAAGATACAGGCTAGCTTTGCAAGACCAGGAGAAAATTGAGCTTATGATTAGAGTTCCTAGACTAGATATTATCTCAGCTCAAGATATTGCGGTCCCAAATGATGGGAAACAATATAAAATAGTCCAGAGACAACATCCTGTCGAAGTTTCTCCACCAATGATGGATTTATCACTAGAAAGGGTTGATGCTGATTATGAGATTGAGTGAAATTAGAGATCTATTATTAACAGTAACCCCAGATACATTTCATTATTTTGCACATAAAAAACCTGATAAATACATTGTATGGGCAGAGGACACTGAGGCAGGTTCAGGACACGCAGATAATAGAAAAACAAATCAAGTAATTCAAGGCTCCATTGATTATTTTACAAAGACAGAATTTGATAGTAATGTTGATTTAATTCAAAATAAATTGACAGAGGCTCAAATAGCTTGGAAACTAAACTCAGTACAGTATGAAGAGGAGACTAAATATATTCATCATGAGTGGGTGTTTGAGGTGATTAATGATGGCTAGATTTGCTTTTAAGGCTAGTGATGACTTTGCACTTGCACTATCTAGATTATCAATAGAATCAGAGGAGGTTGCTAAAAAGGCAATATACGGGGCTGCTGAAATAGTGGCCAACCGAATAAAACAAAACTTGCAAGGTGTATTATCCAATGAAGCAACTGGCGAACTAATAGCTTCTTTTGGAGTAACTCCAATTACTAGAGATAATAAAGGTAATTGGAATACAAAGATAGGCTTTGATGGTTATGACAGCCATGGTGTAGCTAATCAATTAAAAGCTAGAGTTATTGAAAGTGGTTCCAGCACTAAGAAAAAAAAACCTTTCGTAAGACCAGCTGTGAATGCGACAAAAAAACAAGCTCAGGCAAAGATGGATGAAATAATTGATGAAGAGTTTAAGAAATTAATGGGATAGAGGAGGTAATTAGATGGATAAGCAATATGATGAATTTGTAGGAGTCGATAATTTGCATACGGCTCTTATATTAACGGATTCAGAAGCAGAATATTTAGCTGAAACACCAGAGTATTTTGCGCCAACTGCTGAGATTGTAAATGATACAGAGGTTGATATTCAATCGACATATTATGACAATGTATCAGCTAATAGTTATGTTTCAGAAGGTGGAACTACTGTTACTATGACAGTTTCAGGAGTACCAGCCAAAAAAGCTGCTAAGTATCTTGGTAAACATTATGACGAGGCTAGTGGAAGAGTATTAGATACTGGAGATCCTAATCCACCAGATGTAGCTTTAAGTTTCAGATACAATAGAGGCAAAAACGGATATAGATATTATCAATATCTAAAAGGAAAATTTTCAGGTGGAACAGAAGAGGCAGCAACTAAAACAGAATCATATGATATTAAAACATATCAATTAACTTTCACAGCTGTTGTTACAACTAAGCAATGGCCGCTTAATGGAGAAATGAAAGGTATGAAAAAAATCTATGCTGATACTGTAGACGAACAGTTTGATGCTTCGACTTGGTTTAATCAAGTTCAGACACCAGATACCGCAAGCACACCAATAGCGCTTAGCTTAATTGAAAGTCTGCCAGCTGATGAGGCTACAGCTGTTGCAGCTGATAGTGATATAGTATTGACATTTAGTAATAAAATAATGGTTCATATGATCACATTATTCGACAATACATTCTCACCAGTCGCAGTTACAGTATCTAAAGATGCTACTGGAAAGATTGTGACTGTTAATCCAGTTGCTGATCTAACAGCAGCGACAAGCTATACATTAATTATAACTAATGCGATAGATGTTCATGGACAAAAAATAGAAAATCAAGTAGTAGGATTTACTACTGCATAAAGGCGACTTAACTGTCGCCTTTTCTTTTTTAATATAAGGAGGAGCGTTTAATGAAACCTGTATTTATAAATTTTACAGACGATGAAGGAAAGAAAACTAAATCATTTACAACATGCAGCTTAAAAACAGGAATGATGGATAATATCTTTGACTTAGCTGAAAGAGCTGATGGATTAGAAAAAGGAAATGTGAGTATTGCTGAGGTAAAGAATTTCTATGGAGATTTAAAAAGTCTTATTTTATTAATATTTAAATATCAATTTAGTTTAGAAGAACTGAATGAGGGCGTAGAACAAGCTGAATTAATGAAAGCATTTTCGAGCATATGCAATAACATTGGTGGAGAGATGAAAAAAAACTAGCATCGGGAGAACTGGAAGATGATTCTCCCGTTGGATATAGATCCACAATGCTTAATCTAAAAAGGACTATTGTAAATAAATTCGGGTGGTCCTTATATGAGATAGATGAGACGGATATATCAAATTTACTAGCTTTTATACAATTTAAACCAGAAGATGATCCTAATGTAAAAGTAATAAACGGAAAAGAATACAGACGAGCGAAAGATGCACCAGATTGGTTATAAGGTGGTGATAGAATGGCTTACGATATAGGTCCAAAGATTGGTATTGAAGGCGAAAAGGAATTCAGAGATGCTATAAATCAAATAAATACTAATATGAGAACTCTTGGAACTGAAATGAAAGCAGTATCATCTGAATTTGACAAAGGTGATAAGTCTCAAGAGGCTTATACTGCGAAAAATGGAGTCCTTAATAAACAAATAGATGAGCAAAAAAGTAAACTTGAGCAACTGGCTAAAGGATTGCAAGCATCCTCTGATAAATACGGTGAAAATGATAAAACTACTCAAGGATGGCAACAAGCAGTAAATAAAGCTACAGCTGAGTTAAATGATATGGAGAGAGAAGTCGGAGATAATGTCAAGGCGCTAGATAATTTAGGTAATGAAACAGAAAAATCAGGCGGTAAGTTTGAAAAATTTGGTGGAATTGCTAAAGGTGTTGGTATTGCAGTAGGTGCTGTAACACTAGCCGCAGTCGCTGCTGCAATTAGCATGGGTAAAAAAGTTGTTGAGCAGTTTGGAGAATTAGAACAAAACCTTGGAGGTTCAGAAGCAGTTTTTGGTGAATATGCAGCATCTATTCAAAAGACAGGAGAAGATGCCTATAAAAACCTTGGTGTTTCTCAAAGTGATTATCTTGCTACAGCTAATAAGATGGGTGCTTTATTTCAAGGTTCAGGAGTAGAACAACAAAAAAGCCTTGAACTTACAGAAGGCGCTATGCAAAGAGCAGCTGATATGGCATCTGTAATGGGTATTGATATGCAAGTTGCACTTGATTCTGTTGCCGGTGCTGCAAAAGGTAACTTTACAATGATGGACAATCTTGGAGTTGCTATGAATGCTACTAATATCGAAGCATATGCACTAGCAGCGGGATTAGATTTTACATGGAAAACAGCTACTCAAGCTGAAAAAGCTGAGGTTGCTATGCAGATGTTCTTCGAAAATACACAACAGTATGCAGGTAACTTTGCTAAAGAATCTACAGAGACAATATCGGGCTCACTTGGATTAATGCAAGCGGCTCTTGGTTCTTTCACAGCAGGGCTTGGAAATACTAATGCTGATATGACTAATCTGACAATGAATTTAGTGGATGCTTTTCAAGCAGTAGTTGCGAATGTTATTCCTATTTTAGACAATATTATTGCGGTATTGCCAGCTGCCATGACATCAATAGTTGGATCACTGGGAGATTTACTTCCAGGACTAGCAGAAATGGGTACTGCAATTATTGGTAGTTTAATTGGTGCTATTGTTTCATCTGTACCTGAGTTATTACCGCCAATGATTGATGCGACTTTAATGTTACTAGATATAATTATAGAAGTCCTAGTTGATAATGGACCAATGCTAATAGAGGCAGGAATAACCGCATTATTAATGCTGATTACTGGGTTAATAAATGCTCTTCCTAAACTAGTAGAAGCTTCTATATCGATTATAACAGCTTTAGTTGAAGGATTAATAAAAGCATTACCTCAGCTGATTCAGATGGTACCACAGATTATTACAACAATAGTATCGGTATTAACGCAAAACTTACCACAAATTATAACAGCTGCAATAATGATAATAGTTGCTCTTGCAGGAGCCTTAATTGAAAGTATACCGACTATTATAGTATCTGTAGTTCAGATTATAGGTGCTATTTTAAAAGGTTTGCTTGACGGAATAATAAGCATAATAACATTTGTTCCTAAGCTATTTTCAGAGCTTGTATCTAAGTTTAAGACTATTCAATGGGGACAACTTGGAAAGGATATTATAACTGGTATTGCAAGTGGAGTAGCATCAGCTGCTAAAAATCTAGCGAATGGAGTTGTTGATGCTGCAAAAGGTGCTCTAAACAGTGCTAAAAAATTCTTAGGGATTAGATCTCCTTCTACTGTAATGAGAGATCAAGTAGGTAAAATGATAGGTGTTGGTATGGCAGAGGGTATTGCTGACAGCGCAAAACAAGTTGACAATGCTATGAGAGGACTTAATGGAAAGCTTGCAGTGGAAGGCGCAGGCGGATATGGAGTCAATGTAGGTAGTAGTGGAAATAAAAACAGTGAATCAGTTATGGAACATACAGGAACTATAAGACTTGAAGGTGTAGATAGTAAAAATCAAGTTATCGCAGTTACTGAAATCGTAATGAATGAATTAAGAAGGGAGGTTAGATCTAGATGAACAAACTAATGACAATCAACAACGATCTAATCACTCTTGAGATATCCAATGTACTAATATCTCCTGAAGCTGAAAAAAAACGAAACAGATTATTTGACGGTACTTATCATATACAGTCAATTGGTTCAGCTATAAATGAGGCTAGTATCAGTTGTAATATAAATGAGAATGCAAAAGCTTATCTTGATTATGCATATAGAATAGATGCCCCAATTAAATTAAATTGGTATGGAAAATATTATGTTGGGTTACTTAAGGCATATCCTAGTATAAAAATTGTTGTAAAAGGTAGTAACACTAAAAGATTATATAATGCAGATATAATTATTGTTATAGGTCAAGAAGGTGTTATATGAGAGATATAACTCCTTCTTTAATGGATAAAATAAACAAGCAAAACCAAACCATATATGAAAATGCTGATCCTAAAATGGATGTTACAATAGCAAGGCCTAAAAACACTATTAGTGATGGGTCGCATTGGGTTGTTGAAACTATAAGACAAAAGTCAGGGCTTGGAGATGTATCTGTGGCTCCAAGAAGGCAGAAAATAACGGGAACACCAAATCGAATGTATGAAATACACGTTAATGAAGAAATTGTTGGGACTAGTATTAGGGAGTATCCAGATACATTCAAGGATGGGTGGATAGATCAATTTAATGTTGGAAATGGATCATCAGTTGCAATTGCATTCGATGGAGAATGGAAGAGATATAGGCAACTATGGAGATTGGTTACTCATGAAAAGCCTTGGATAATGTGGGTGGATGATGGGAATAAACTATGGGCTCAACATTGGGATAATATAAGCACAAAACAAGAATTGGCACAGGATGTCGTATATTGTAGGTCGATTAGAGCTTGGAAAAATCTTAATATGGCAGATAAGGATCAAGGCATTGTCGTTGGTTATATCAAAACCGATGGCAAAGTCTATTATAGAAATTACTGCCAGTTGTTAGATTTTTCTTATACATGGGAGCCTGAAAGACAGGTTGCAGAGTTTACAGGGACAGCATTGTCACTTAATTTATTTATAACAAACGATTATAGAATGGGGTTTGTTGTAGAAGATTCATTGCAAGACATCTACTGGTGCATTACAGGCAGGAGTTGGGCAGGAATGGCTGTTGCTGCTGATACACTGTCTGTTTCTCCAGCAGAGCTGATTGCTAAACTTGAACCAATTGAGTATATAAGTGGTTATGGGTTAGAAACTCTGTCAGTAGTACCAGCTGAGCTTGATATAGGATTGCTGTATGCGGATACTGACAATGATTTTATAGCATTAAATGTATCAAAAGTTATGATTAATGAAGAAGATGAAGAGTATGAAGATTGGGGATGGGTTATAGAATTGACAATTGACCATCCAATACCAGATTTATCTGTTGGGAATATAACAGCTGTTAATCTTGATAATACTACAGTAATCCAAATTTCAAGCGTAACCAAGGTAGACGATTTTAAATATCAGCTAAATGTATCGGATATTGTCGATAGTGGAATTAATAATGTTTATGGTGATATTCAAATTAACATCATGGGTTCAATAAACCCTGCAGGATATACTTATATAAATATGACGCACGTATTTATTCCTGTAAACTTAGTACCAACATTTATTCCGTTGCCAGAAGTAGAGGTGATTTATAATGAATAAAAGTAAAGGGCAGAAAATAACAGTTCAGTTTACAGAAGAAATAATAAATAACGAGGATATGATTTTATTACCTGATTTTCCTAGCATAAGTGGTTACACGACACAAACTTCTTATGGTTCATCCTCCACTATAGATATTCCAGAATCGGCGCAAGTGGGAGATTTATTATTGTTGTTTTGGGCAAAAGATGATGATCCTATCGAAAGTGTAGCTGATGGGTGGGAGAGGATTTTCACATCTTATGACACTTATCACAGATTATCTGTACATTATAAATATTATCAGGGAGAAGCAAAACAATTTACCCTAACACACGATTCAGAAGAAACGACAGCAATCGTAGTTTCTATTCCAAAAGCTGATGCACCAGTTGTATCAGATGCTTACAAAGGTACTACATCAAATCCGACATCGCCAAGCTTGGCATCTGGATTTGATTTAGAAACTCCTACATTATGGGTTACCTTTGCTGGGTGTGATTATAGAGATATAACAGGTTTTCCAGAAAATTTTACTGAAAACAATATAGCCTCAAATAGAAGTGGAGTAGGGTTGGCAATAGCAAGTTTAAGTTCAACCAATGCAAGCGAATCACCAAATAGTTTTGTAATGAGCGCATCGGACCAAGCAAGCGCTGCAACTCTGGCTATTAAATTCAAAGCTAAATCGGAAATATTAAAAGAGGAGTTAAAGGCAGGATGGGAAATAACGGGGCAAGAATATAAATATATTAATGGACCGTTGTTGGATAAAGAATATCAAATTTTAAGCGTTGAGCCTCATCCAACGGTAAACAAAGCGTTGTTAATCACAATGGACACATTTTCTAGGTTTGCAACCATTGAAGGGGATATAAGTGTAAAATACGATGCATCCGCAGGAAGCCTTGCTGGGAGAGGTGGACCAGTAGAAAGTTTTACGAGAACATTTATACCGACTGGGCTTGTAGCTGAACCTAATCCAGGAATCGAAGAAACTCTGACAGTTGCAGCAGTTGAATTAATTGCTAATCTTGAAGAAATAACATATAAGAAAGGATTTGGAGAGGAAACTCTAATAGTAGCACCAGCGGAATTAACAGTAGAACTTGTGTATGTAGGGGTTATTAACCCTTAGAAAAGGAGATGGTAATAAATGAAAGCTAATTTAAGGGTAAGGCTCCATAATAGATTTGACATTATTCCAAGAGATGCTAAGACCATGGAGATTATCCAAGACAAAGTAGGGATGGCAGAAAACATAGTTAAGGATAGGATGTATGAAAGATTGTTAGCAGGAAACAGTTTTTTTACAAACATTGTATTTGGGACTGGGAACGGAACGCTTGACCCAGCTACACCAATTCTATTCGATAGGTTAGGAAACAAACCAGCTCAACAAGAATCATTAGTAAGAAGCTACCCTACAAGTATATGGACACAATCAATACGATTAGAATCGTGGGAATATAATGATCCAGAGGAGGATGTATATTTAAGTGAAGTTGGAATTTCAGATACTAGCATAAATATAAATACTCATGCAAAAATAACTGACTCTGAGGGCAACCCTCTATCTGTTCCAAAAAATTCCACAATTATTATAGACATTTATTCAACTTTATTCGCTGAAGTATATTCAGTAGACTCGGGTTGTTTTTTTTATGGAGATGGACTTAGAAATTATTTAACAGGTTCAAGCGCCCCAAGTAATGTTGTAGGGCTCAACGATTTATTAAGTCAAGAATCGGAAAGAATACCAACATTAACTGCAACAAAAACAATAAATCTAAGCGAAAGGAGTTTTACTTTAAGTGGGAGATTTTCAGTTTATGATTTGAACCGAGATGTTAAGGCGATTGATTGGAGAAGCGGAGGACTAAGATGGAAGCTGCCAAGGACGGGAGTCTACACAGGGACAAATAGAACTGATGTTGAGCTTGGAACTGGAGATGGGGTTAACGACACATTTCAAATTCCTAATCTAGAAGTTACAAATCTGGTAGTTTATGTAGATGGGACTGCGACAACTGCTTTTACTCAAACTTTTGATGATAAAGTTATACTCGATGCACCAGCAGCAGACACGCTAAAGGTCACAGCTGACTACACTACTAAATATATGCCTAAAGATGAAAATTATGAGCTGCCATTTACAATGAAAATAACATTCGGAGCTAACCAACCGTCTCCAATAGAACCAGATCCAATACTGCCTACAGATTTAGCTGGTCCACAAACATTAGCCTTTGGCGATACGGATGGCGGATATTTTGGGGAAGTGGCTGCAGTAGATTTCATAAGTGGAGATACCTTAGCTTCTGAAATAGGACTTACTGCAGGAACAGCTCAAGAAAGCGATGCAGGTTGGCTTAAATATTATAACAACAACGAAATTATATACGTTGCAAAAAGACCGCCTCGATACGATTTATCGTGGAATGATATTAATGCAATTGGGGCTATTTTCGGGGACAAGAAGGTTAAAGTCGGGAATCATGTTTTTGCAGTAAGATCCTTAAGTTCAGCCGAATGGAATAAATTAATTTATCCAGTGCATGCAAATTATCAGCAATGGGCAAGTTTAAGTGATTCTGACTTAAGGGTAACATCTGGGAACGGTAGGGCTACTTGGACATCAACTCCTTCCGGCTCGTACCGCATCTACCGTGGTTACTTTTCCGTGGAGGGCTCGGGCAGCTACACTCCGTCGAGCTCTTCTTCTAGCTACGGTTTCCGCCCAGTCTTGGTCTACCTCTATACTCTCAACTCTTAAACTGTCCCGAACGCAGGTGAGGGCATAAAGACATAAAGAAAGGAGGTCAAATGAGTTACAATGATGATTTAATAATATACAAAAAGATAGAAACGCTTTTAGACACAATTTATCCAAGGTTGGTTAAATTTCCAAATTATGAAAAGTTTAGGCTTGCAGAATATATAACGCTTAACATTTTTGAATTAATGAAATGTATTTCATTGGCGAATAGCGTAAAGTCAAAGAGGCTTCTACATCTTCAAGAAGCGGATGGATATTTTCAATTGATTAGATCACAGGTAAAATTTGCAAAAAGAAGGAAATATATTTCAAAAGGATTTTATAATCATACAGATGATCGAATGACAGAAATAAGCAAGATGCTAAAAGGTTACATTATGGCAACTATAAAGAAATAAAAATATAGGGATTAAGCTGTAACCGGCTCGAACCGCATCAACCGTGGTAACAATTCCGTGGAGAACTCGAACAACAACACTCCGTCGAACTCTAATTCTAACTACGGTTTCCGCCCAGTCCTGATTTAAAAAAGTTAATTAGATTGTTGCGATTAAGGTTGTAACAACATGACTTGGATTAATTCAAGAGAGCTTAATTCCTTCACTTGGGCAACAGGTGTAAACACATAAATAATGGCATAGTGCTTAGTACTTTACAGAAAGGAACACCAGTGATGTCGAAAAATCACAAACAACATGGAGAAATATTTGACAAAATTACTCACAAGGGCACTATTGAAAAAGCATACAACAAAGCTCTTAAAGGTGATGGAAAATACAATAGAGAAGCCATAGTATTTAGTCAGGATGAAACAGAAAACATAAGAACATTAAGGGCTTCTCTTATAAATGAGACATATGAATTTGATGGATATTTAAGATTTCCCGTGTTCGAACCTAAAAAAAGAATAGTAGATGCACCTCACTTTAAAGATAAAGTTGTTCAACTGGCGATTAATGATACGTTAAAGGAAATTTATAAGGATAAGTTTATATTTGATAGTTATGCCTGCATCGAAGGCAAAGGAACTCATAAATGTGCTGAAAGAATTCAGTTCTTTATGAAAAAAACAATGTGGGAATATGGGTCAGATGCAACTATAATCAAGGCAGATATGGAGAAGTTTTTTTATAGCATTGATAGAAATGTGTTAAAAACACTACTTCCCAAGGCCATCAAATCTAAGAAAACACTGCGGCTGATATTTAAAATTATCGACAGTGCTGACGACATAGATCTACTAGGGTTACCTCTAGGCAATACACTAAGCCAAATATGCGCAAACGTGTATCTGAATGAATTAGATCAATATTGCAAGAGAGTTTTAAAAGTTAAATATTATGTGCGATACATGGACGATATTATAATGATACTTCTAAACAAAGAGACTGCAAAAGAGGTACTTAATAAAATGACAATATATACAAACAAAATACTTAATTTAAACCTTAATTTCAATAAGACAAAGTTATTTCCAATCGCCCAAGGAGTGAATGCAATAGGTTACAAAATATACGCTACTCATAAACTCCTCAGAAGCGAAAGCAAAAAGAAAATCAAGCGAAAAATAAAAGCCATGCCTAGTTTAATATTAGAAGGCAAATTAAGTATTAATAAAGCAGAATCCATGCTCAACAGTTGGATGGGTCATGCTGGGCATGCAAATAGTCACAATTTTATCGAGTCATTATTTGAAAAACATAAATTTATATATAAAAACAAAAAGGGCACCATTAAAATAGATACAACAAAGCTAGGAGTGATAACATGAAAACTATTGAAAAAATATGTCCTGAATGTGGTAATAGGATGGAGTATTGGGCAAGGGGGAATACGATTACATGTCCTAAGTGTAAAACTTTATTAGTAGTTAAGAATTGCAAAGAAGAGATAAAAGAAAATGAAATACTAGAAATTTTAAAAGAAAGTCCAGAAGGAGAATCAATCTGTTCTAGTTGTACCTATCATGAAGAATATGAGGATGAAATAGATGGAGATTTATACGATGATGGATGCGTATGTACGAACGAAAAAGCTCAGAAACCTATAAATTACCATCTAAAAAATTGCTATAGCAACTCAAACGATTGCCCTTATTTTAAGTCAAAAGAAATTAAGGTCATTAGAGTAGATGTCTAAATAGAGATAGCTTTAAGGGGTTGATAAAATAATGGAATTACAATTTGAGGATACGGGAAAGGTAGGAAAAGGTAAATTTCCTGATTTTCTACAATATTACAATACCGAAGGGCAACTCCTATATATAGAAGATGGGAGACTTTACGGTTCCGCTACAGAAAAAATTGATGGAGACTTTTCTGTAGTCAATTGGGGCGAGAGTTTGGATGTCTCTCCTGATGAAAATATGAGTAAATTACAAGTAAAAACTTTGCCAGGTTTTGGGATTGTCGGAAGTTACAAAAACGATGATGCTCAAAAACTATTAATATATGAGTTTCAATATGATATGAGTAAATATCTTTCAGATGGTTCGATAAAACTCAGTATAGACAATCCAATTTCATCATTCACATTAACCATGGAAAACCCAATAGACAAAGAAACCGAGATAAAAGGTCCTATAGTCATGAACGAGAAGTCAACTTTATTAAGTCCAGGTGCTAAGATTATATTTAACTTTGGGATGGGAGATGATTTTGAGGAATGCAAAATGGGAACTTTTTATGTTGACCGATCAGATTACTCTGTAAAAAGTAACACAGTCTCTGCCGATGGTAGAAACCTAATAGGTAAAGCATTAAAAGACCAAACTCTCAATAATAATAATTCAATTAGCTATGGAATGATAACCAACATAATCAATGAAATATTTGTAAAATCTAACTTGGGAATAGATCAATATGAAGTTGAATATAATACTACAAATAGAAGATACAAGTTTGACCCTAACAAAACAATTTATGCAGCACTTGAAGAAATATTTAGGTCAATGGTTGATTGGAAAATGGAGGAAACTGTAAACGAAGAAATTATTGTAGGCTCTCCAACATACAGCTTGTTTTCAACAAGGGGAATGTATAATTTTCAAAGAAACAAGGATATATTTTCAAGATCTATAACAATGGATGACCAAGAAAGTTACAGGAAAGTATGCGTGCATGATAGCAAATGGAATATTGAAGTATATGAAGAGGTAGGAACATTTAGTGGATGGAATTTGCAATCTAACAAAACTTTATTTGTGCAAGTTGCAGAAGGAACCAATCTTGCCAATGCGCAAGAAATAGCGATTGAAATTGCCAGTAGACTTGAAAGAGTGGGCAAAATTGAGACTTTCACGGGGCCGTTAAGGCCGCAACTATTGCCAGGCGATGGGGCTACGATTATGGATGAGGAGGGGAATACTGATTTAGGGCTCATCACAGAAATAACACACAATTTTGGGAAATCAGGATTTTTTACAAATTTCACAGTGGACTCAGGCGGGAGAATAGGTAGAGGGAGGTTAATTGACTATATAAGGATGATAGACCAAAAACAAGAATCTGGGAGTATTGCGTATGAAGATATTATCCCAGATCCAATAGAAGGGGAAGGCTAATTAAATATGGATTACAAGGCTTATCAGGAATTAATTGAGCTAATCGAAGGCCAAAGAAGCATAATTAGTCAACAATTGGAGACTATTAAAAATCTAGTTAATCAGGCCGTTGAGCAGGAGAATATGATAAACGTATTGATGACAGATGAATTTAGGGAATCTTAAAGGTTCTCTTTTTTATGGAAATTTTTAGGAGGTGGAATATTGAGTGAATACAATTGTACGAAAGTAGACGAAATAGCAACTTTGAAAAGCAATCAAAATAATAACATGGAATCAGTAAGGGAATTAAGAAAAGAAGTTGCAGATTTGAGAAACATATATAAGCTGATATATGAGCTAACCTCTAA